GACGCGGGGGCGCTGCCGGTGTGGTACCTGTCGCGCATGAGCCGGCGGCACGTGACGGTGGCGCTGTCGGGAGAAGGCGCGGACGAACTGTTTGGCGGATACCTGACTTATGCGGCGGACAAACTGGCGCGACCGTTGCGGCTGGTGCCGGGCGGGCTGCGGCGGCTAATGCGGGGAGCGCTGGAGCGCTGCCTGCCGGTGTCCGACGAGAAGATCAGCCTGGAATACAAGCTGAAGCGGATGCTGGATGGCAGCCTGCTGCCGGCGGACGAAGCGCACTTTTTCTGGAACGGGACGTTTTCGGCGGGACAACTCGCGGAGATCCGGCGCGGCGCCCATACGGGCGGCTTGCGGAAGCTGGTGGACCGCCTGGGGTTGGGGGCCAGCGGGGTGGCCGAGCGGTACATGCTGGTGGACCAGAATTATTACCTGCCGGACGACATTCTATACAAGACGGACCGCATGAGCATGGCGCATTCGCTGGAAGTCCGGCCGCCGTTTCTGGACCACCGGATTGTGGAGTTCGCGGCGTCGTTGCCGGAGAACCTGAAGATCCGCGGGATGCGGCAGAAGTTCCTGCTAAAAGAACTGATGCGGGGCAAACTGCCGCAGACGGTGCTGAATCGCAAGAAAGCCGGCTTCGATATTCCCACGCACGACTGGTTCCGGGGGACGTTGCGCGAGATGCTGATGGACGCGGTGAGCCGGGAGGCCATCGAGGCGACGGGGGTTTTCAACGCGGACGCAATCCACTCGCTGATACGCGATCATATGGAAAGGCGCATCAATGCCGGATATCACTTATGGGGTCTATTGATGCTTTTCCTATGGATGAGAAGGTGGAAGGTGGAGACGGCATCGCCGCGGGAGACGGAGCGGCGCACACCGGCGCGGGTGCTGGCTATCAGGTAGTGGTCGCGCTGGTGGCGGCGCTGATTTTTCTGGGGTGCGTGCTCAGCCCGCCCTCGCTGATGGACGACGTGGATGCGGTGCAGGCGCAGATTGCACGCAACATGCTGCAATCGGGCGACTGGGTGACGGCGCGGCTGGACGGCATCGCGTACCTGGAAAAATCGCCACTCAAATACTGGATGATGGCGGTGTCGTTCCGGATCTTCGGGCCGCACGACTGGGCGGCGCGGCTGCCGATTGCGCTGGGGGCGATGCTGCTGTGCTGGGTGACGGCGCAATTCGCGGCGTGGGCGTTTGGCCGGCGGGCAGGTATGTATAGCGGCCTGGCGCTGGCGAGTTGCGTGGGGCTGTGGCTGTTCACGCGCATCCTGATTCCGGATGCGATTCTGACTCTGACGATCACGGTGGCGCTGTGGAGCCTGCTGCGGGCGCTGGACGAGGCGGAGGCGCACCCCGGGCGGTGGGCGATCCTGATGTGGGCGGCGATGGGCACGGGACTGCTGCTCAAGGGGCTGATCGCGGCGGTGTTTCCGGTGGCGGCGGGGCTACTATACCTGGGGCTGACGCGACAGTTGGGGCTGCGGGCGACGTGGCGCAAGTTGAAGCCGTTCTCGGGGATGCTGGTGTTTCTGCTGATAGCGGCGCCGTGGCACGTGCTGGCGACACTGCGGAATCCACCGATTTTCGATTTCACGATGCACAGCGAGCGGGGATCGTATCACGGGTTCTTCTGGTTCTATTTCATCAACGAACATGTGCTGCGGTTCCTGAACATGCGGTATCCGCGGGACTATAACACGGTGCCGCGGCTGTGGTTCTGGCTGTTTCACCTGCTGTGGCTGTTTCCGTGGAGCGTGTATCTGCCGGCGGTGTGGAAATTGGATTATCGCAAGGCCGACCGGGCTTCGCGGGTGCGGCTTTTGGCGTTGTGCTGGGCAGGATTCATCCTGGTGTTCTTCACCTTTTCCACCACGCAGGAGTATTATTCGATGCCGTGCTATCCGGCGCTGGCGCTGCTGCTGGGGTCGGCCATGGCGACCGGGCACGGATGGCTGCGGTATGGGACGAAGGCGATTGCGGTGGTGGCCACACTGGCGGCGGTGACGATTGTGGCGATTCTGTGGCTGGTACGGGGGATGGGCGCTCCGGGGGATATTTCCGTGGCGCTGACGCAGAATCCCGAAGTCTATACGCTGTCGCTGGGGCACATGACCGACCTGACGCTGCGGGCGTTCGCCTACTTGCGGCTGCCGCTGGCGGTGGCGGGCGTGGCGTTCGCGGTGGGGGCGGCAGGAGCGTGGCGGCATCGATGGAACGCGGCCCGACCGATTCCCTTGCTGGCGCTGACGGCGATGATGGTGCTGTTCTTCCACGCGGCAAGACTGGCGCTGGTGGTTTTCGACCCGTATCTCTCGTCACGGCCGCTGGCGCAGGCGCTGCTGGATGCGCCGCCGGGCAAGCTGATCGTGGACGACCAATATTACACGTTCTCTTCGGTTTTCTTCTACACGAACCGGCGCGCACTGCTGTTGAATGGGCGCGTGAATAACCTGGTGTACGGTTCCTATGCGCCGGACGCGCCCCAGGGCGTGTTCGTGGACGATGGGGATTTCGCGCGGCTGTGGGCGCAGCCGGAGCGGTATTATCTGGTGGCCGACGGCTCGCAAGCTTCGCGGATCGCAAAACTGGCTGGAACAAGGCTGGTTACACTCAAGCGTTCCGGGGGCAAAATCCTGTTCACAAATCAATAACAAATATATTTCGCTTCTTTTCAGCTACTTAGGAAAATCATCCCGAGTGGGTGCAAGGGGGTAGGTGCTACTCTCAGGTCAGAGAGGGAGAGAAGAGGTTGCGCGGCTCCGCAGAGATGCGGGGCCGTTTTCATTTTGAGGAGCACGAATGACCAAGACGGGGCGGTTACAAGAGAAGGCTCCCAAGAGTTGCAGACAATGCCAGCGGTGGGGAGAGGTGAGAGACAAGATCCGGATTCACGAATTGCTGGAACGGGCCATTCAACAGTTCGAGAGCAAGATCAAGAAACAGGATTATGAACCAACGGTGACGGAGTACGTCAAGTTGCTGCAGCTCGACAGAGAGATCGGGCACGAAGACGAACCCAAGGAGATCAAGGTTACATGGGTGGTCCCGAACACGACGTCAGACTGCGTGAAATAGTATACGACCCACTGGATTCACAAAAGGCATTCCACGATTGCGAGGCGCGGTACAAGGGATATTCGGGACCGATCGGCAGCGGCAAGAGCCAGGCGTTGTGCCAGGAGACCATTCGGCTGACCTACCTCAACCCGGGGCGCACGGGGCTACTGGGCGCGCCGACTTATCCGATGTTACGGGATGCCACGCAGGCGACTCTTTTCGAGATATTGGGCGCCAGCCAGATTCCGTACGACTACAACAAGGCGGAAAACACGCTGACGATGCGGGACACGGGATCGCGGATTCTGTTCCGGCCGGTGGACGATTTCGAGAGGCTGCGAGGAACGAACCTGGCATGGTTCGGGCTGGACGAGCTGACTTACACGCAGGAAGAAGCGTGGTTACGGCTGGAAGGACGGTTGCGGGATCCGCAGGCGCGGCGGATATGCGGTTTCGCGGCATGGACACCCAAAGGATACGACTGGGTGTACCGTAAGTTTGTAGCCAAGCCCACAAGCACGTACCAGACGATTTACGCGAAACCGAGCGAGAACCGGCACTTGTTGGGACGGGATCCGGACTTTTACGAGAGGCTGCGAGAGAGTTACGACGAGAGGTTCTACGAGCAGGAAGTTCTAGGGGCCTATCTCAGCCTGGATGGCAGCCGGGTGTACAGCTCGTTCGACTGGAAGATGCACGTGAAGGAGCTCAGCATGGACCCACGGCTGCCGCTGCTGTGGGCGCTGGACTTCAACGTCGACCCGATGAGTTCGGTGGTGGCGCAGATTTCCGACGGGAGGGTGCTGTGCCTGGACGAAATCGTGCTGCGGCGCGGAACGACGCGGGAAGCATGCCAGGAGTTTCTGCGGCGATATCCGAAACATGGTCCAGGGCTGGTGGTATTCGGCGACGCTTCGGGGAACGCACAACAGACGACAGGATTTTCGGACTACGAGATGGTGAAAGAGTACTTCAAGGTACATGCGGCGATGCCGGTGCAGTACCGGGTACCGAAGGCGAACCCGAGCGTGCGCGAACGGATCAATCTGACCAACGCCACGCTGCGGTCGGCGGCAGGAGAAGTGAAGCTGCTGGCGGACGAGAAATGCAAAGAGCTGATTCAGGATTTCGAGCAGGTCTGTTTCAAGGCGGAATCGGGACAGATCGATAAAGACAGAGACCGGAGAAGGACGCACTTATCGGACGCTCTGGGGTATCTGCTGTGGCAGGAATGCCAACGGCAGCCGCCGGTGGGAGAGCAGCCGCGGAGAATGCTTTAACCATGGAAAACATTAACCGGGAACATCCCGAATACGCCGCGCGCAGGGCGATTTGGAGGCAGTACAAGGATCTATACGCGGGCGGCGAGCAGTTGCGCGCGCGGGCAGCGGAATACCTGGTGCGGCGACACAAGGAGCCAGGGGAGATCTACCTGGAACGGCTGGGGCGGGTGTTTTACGAGAACTACATCGGCTCGATCATCGACTGGTACGCGGCCACACTAATGCGGGGCAAACCGGGATTGCTGTTCGGCGAAAGCGACCCGGCAGCGAAGGACTTCTACAGCGTACTGTGCGACGACTGCGACCTGAAGGGCACGAGCCTGACGGAATTCTTCCGGCAGCGGTTCATCCAGGCGCTAATTTGCGGCAGCAGCTACATGGCGGTGGATTTTCCCAAAGTGGACGGCGAGGTACGGTCGCGGGCGGAGGAAGATGCCAGCGGCCGGTCGCGGGCCTACCTGACGGACTACGGTGCGGACGAAGTCATCAACTGGAACCACGACCGGATGGGCGGCCTGGAATGGGTGGTACTGCGCACATCATTCCTGCAACAGCCGCAGATCCCGGATGCAGAGTGGGCGCGGGAAACCCGGTGGATCTATTACGACCAAAAGAATTACCGGATTTACCGGAAGGCGCGGGAAGCGAGCCCCATCGAATTAGTGGACGAAGGACAGCACGCCCTGGCGCCTATGGGACGGGTGCCGCTGTTTCAGATGAAGGTATCGGAAGGGTTGTGGCTGATGAATAAGTCCGCATCGCTGCAACTGGAGCATTTTAATAAGTCAAACGCGCTGTCGTGGGCGCTGACGATGGGGCTGTTCGCATCACCGGTGGTGTATTCGGACCGGGAGTGGCGGCAGGTGGTTGGCGAATCCTACTATATCCAACTCGGCAAGGACGACCGGTTCGGGTGGACCGAGCCTGAGGGTAAGGTTTACCAGATTGCGGCGAATAATCTGGGCAATCTGCGCGATGAAATTTACCGGGTATGTTACCTGATGATCCAATCGGGCGAGGCTGGCACGGGAGCGCGCCAGTCGGCGGTAAGCAAGCAGATGGACTTCGAGACCACGGAGGAGGTGCTGCTGGCGTATGGCGGCATGGTCAAGGAATCGATGAAACAGATTCTGTCGGCGATTGCGGCGGCGCGGCAAGACGGTGTGTCGATCGACGTATCGGGGATGGACGAATTCGACATCAACGATCTGGGCACGGAACTGGACGATGCGCAGAAGTTACTATCGCTGGGAATCGAATCGAAGACTTTGAAGAAGGAAGTGTTTAAGAGGCTGGCGCTGAAGTACTTGAGCGATGCGGGGCAGGACGTTAAGAATCGCGTGGAAGAGGAGATCGAGAGCGGGACGGTGTAGGGAGCGCGGGAGAAGACGGAATCACCGCAGAGATGCGGAGACGCAGAGAAAGGGTAACGCGGGAACACTATAGTTCCTCTGTTTGTGTTTCTCTGCGTCTCCGCGTCTCTGCGGTGATTCCCAAGGAGAGATATGGAAGGCATCGATATTCAAGCGATCGTGCGACAGGCGGTCCAGGAACTGGCGGAAAGCGAAAAAACAAGAACAGAGCCGGCTTACAAGACAGAGTTGGTGGAGGAACGGAAACGGCGGGAGCAACTGGAACGCCGGATGAACGAACTGGTGGCGGAAAACCAACGGAGCCGCAAAGCCGCGGAAGAGGCGGAGCGAGGTTCGGCGGTAAGGGCGGAGTTGCAACGTCTAGGTGTGGCAAAGATCGACCTAGCGTTCAAAGCGGTGCAAGACGGGATCGTGCGCACCGATGACGGGCGGCTGATCGCCCGCGGCGAAAGCGGCGAGATGCCAGTGAAAGAGTATCTCACGAACTTCGTGAACGAGAATCCGGAGTTTTTGCCGGCTCGGATCGCGGGGGGCACCGGGATGACGGCGACCCTCAAGGCCCCGGGTGCGGGCCGGCAGACGGTGAGCCTGGAAGAGATCCGGCCGGGAATGAGCGCGGAAGAGATGCGGCGGGTACGAGAGGAAATCGTGCGCGTGGCTTCGCAGACGTTTCGGGGCCAATAGAACAGTACCGGCTGGACGAGCTTACGCGAGTCGCAAGGGCCGGCAAGAAGAAAGAAAGAAGGAGAAAGAATGGGAACGACGGGACCAATTACTTCAACTAATGTCGCCAGCGCGATTGTAAAGCTGGTGGCTGCGGATGCATTGCCGGTGCTGGTAGGGAATCTCGTGATGGGGAACCTGGTGAATCGCGACTACGAACCGGTTTTGGCAAACGGCGGCGACACGATCAACGTGCCTATTCCGCCAGTAATGCAGGCGAACAACATTCTGGATAACGCCGGCACGGTGCAGCTACAGAATCCGACGCTGGGCAACGCCGCGATCGTGCTCAACACGCACGCGGAAGCGACTTTCCAGATACCGGACGTGATCAAGGTGCTGGCGGTGCCGGACCTGCTGAAGATTTACATGCAGCCGGCGGTGGCGGCGATCGCACAAAAGGTGGAGAGCGACCTGCTCAACCTGTATGCGGGCTTCACGGCCAATGCGCCGGTGGGCACGCCGGGCACTCCGGTGACGGAAGCGACGATTGACAGCGCGGAAACGGCGTTGTTCCTGTCGAAGCTTCCGCCTAGCGCACAGAAGTTCATCGTGGTGAACGCGGCGACTTACTCGGCCTGGCGGCAGATTCCCCGGTTCAGCGAGTTCCAGACCGCCGGCGACGCGGGACTGCACGCCCTAGTGGAAGGGACCATCGGCAAGGTCAAAGACTTTTTCGTGTTCCGTTCGCAGTTCGTGCCGACGACCACCAGCAGCGGCTCCAGCCCCGTGACCACGACCCACAACCTGGCGTTCGCGAAGGACGCGATTGGCCTGGTAATCCGGCGACTGCCGCAGCCGCTGCCCGGGACCGGCGCCATCGCGGAATATGCCGAGATGGGCAACTTTGGAATGCGGGTGGTGATGAGCTACCAGCCGAACACGCTGGCGCAGCAGTTCACCGTGGACATCTTGTACGGCTGCGGCATTCTCCGGAATTCGTCGGGCGTCCAGATGTACACGTAGGCGGGCGACACAAGGAGCACGACTGCACGGGTGGGGCGAGGCATGGTGGAGGGCCTCGCCCCGAAATGCCGGCGGGTGAGCCGGACAGACAGGATCTCAGTGGAGGATGGAATGGATTTGAAGACGTATTACCAGAAGATTCGCGACACGGAAACGTCAATTTCTACGCAATATGTGGTGGTGATCAGCAAGGCCACCGACGACGGCGGCAAGAGCGGCGTTCCGGTGGAAGTTACGAAGGAGGTGGCGGCGAAGATGGTGGTGGAAGGCTCGGCGGCACTGGCGACGCCGGCGCAGAGCACGGCGTTTCAGCAGCGGCAGGCAGCGGCACAAAAGTCCGCGCAGGCAGCGGCGGCGGCGGCAACCATGTCGGTGACGATGGTCTCGTCGGACGACTTGAAGAAGCTGACGGACGACTTAACGAAGCTGAAGAGCGGACAGAAACCCGCAGGGGACTAAGCAAACGATATGGCTCTGTTCACGGACGGTCCCGTCTCAGGGATGGAAGACCTGACGGCGCAGGACACACAACTGGCAAACGTGGCAAACGTCGAAGGGATCGACGTGACGCAGAAGCTGGCGCTGGCCCAGGAGGAAGTGGCGCTGGAACTCAGGACGCTGCTGGAGGGCTCGCGCCGAGCCGATCTGGCATTCTGGCTGGCGCCGCAAACCACCCTCCGAAACGTGGTGGTGACACCGGCCTTGAAACTGTGGCATACCTTCCGGTGCCTGGAGATGGTGTACCGGGATGCGTATTCGAACCAATTGAACGACCGCTACGCGGCGAAGCGGGACCAGTTCGAGGAACGGGCCACTTGGGCGTACGAGAAGCTGCTGCTGTTGGGAATCGGGATCGCCCTGTCGCCGGTGCCGCGGGCGGCGGAGCCCCAAGTGTTGAGTGTACCAGGTAACCTGCCTGCCGGCACTTACTATGTGGCGATAGCGTGGACAAATAGCAAAGGGGAAGAAGGCGAGCCCTCGGTGGCGACGACGATTACAGTCGCCGGCAGCACGCTGCTGGTGCAACCAGCCCCGCTACCGGAGGGAGCTACGGGCTGGAATGTCTATACGGGGGTAGATCCGGAAGATATGTGGCTGCAAAACGGATCGCCGATTGCAGCCAGACAGACATGGCTGCAGCCAAACGCAATGGCGACCGGCGGACGCGCACCGGGCTCGGGACAAGCGCCGAGCTATCTGCTGCCGATGCCGCGCATGATGCTGAGGGGCTAATGACTACGACAATCGGAAGCCTGGTCACGGCCCAAGTCATACAACTGATCACGGGCGCGAGTGGGGTAGATTCCGGCCTGGCCGGGTTGCCGCAAGGGACCGGAGAACCGCTCAGCCCTTTGAACGCCGCGCAGGTGCGGGCGCAAAACGTGGCGCCGGATATCGCAGACCAGAGCACCACCATGCAGTATCCGGCGATCAATGTGTACTGCGAAAAGATTGTCAACAACCTGGCAGAAAAATTCCGGACGTTCTCCGGCAGCGTACAGGTAGCGGTGGAGTTGCGACACTCGCAGGACCGGCTGGAGGGCCTGCAGGACGGATTGGAGACATACGCGGACGCGGTGATGCAGGTATTGAACGCGAACCGCGGCGACTGGGGCAACGGCCTGTTCTATGGCGGCGCGTACCAGGCGGCGTTTGGGGCGGTAAAGCACGGTGGCAGGAACTTCCTGCATGTGGCGAAGATCACATTCGAGATTGGAGTAAGCAGGAGCTAGTATGGCGTCATATATATCGTCTAACGAAAACCGGTTCTACACGGCGCTGGAAAGCGCGTACGGACAGGTACCCGCGATCACGGCAAACAACCGGATCCCGGCGGTGAAACTGGCCGTCAAGCAACAACTGGAAGTTACCGACCGTAAAGACAAGACGGGGAGCCGGACGTTCGCAGGACTGCCGGTGGGAGGCAGACGGCAGACGAGCTTCGAGTTGCGGACGTTCCTGACGAACTGGCAGGGGTCGGCCAGCGGGCCCAGCTACGGTCCGCTGTTCCAGGCGGCGCTGGGGGGAACTCCGGCATTCTTCGCCGGAGGGTCGGCGGCGGCCAGCACGGGAACGGGAAGGCTGGGATTCGCGGCGCCTCACGGACTCGCGGCGGGTCAGGCGGTGAGTTGTGGAGGAGAGATCCGGTTCGTGGCGGCGATCGTGGATGCCAACAACGTTCAGCTCAATGTACCGTTCACGGCGCCGCCGGCGGCGGGGGCGGCTGTGGGAGCGGCGATCACGTACGGCCCGGCGACGGAACTGCCGAGCGTGGGGATCTTCGATTATTGGAGTCCGGGGACGGCAACGCAGCGACTATTGTGCGGCGGGGCGGTGGACAAACTGGGGATTGACCTGAACGGCGACTACCACGAGTTTCTATTCAGCGGACAGGCGCAGGACGTGGTGGACAGCACGAGTTTCGGCGGGAGCACGAGTGGCGCGGCCCAACTGCAGAGCTTCCCGGCGGAGCCTGCGGTGGGAGGGTTCGATTACACGATCGTGCCCGGGAACCTAGGACAAGCGTGGCTGGGGACATCGCCGACGCAGTTCTTCACGATCACGGCGGCGTCGGTGGTGCTGCAGAACAAACTGGATACGCGGTCGAAGGAATTCGGGTCGAGCTTGCCGCAGGCAATTGCTCCGGGTGAGCGGACGGTGACGGCAGCGTTCGAGCTTTTCGGGCAAGATGACGCGAACACGCAAGGGCTATACCAGGCGGCGCGGCAGGAATCGCCAATCAGCGTGATGTTCCAGTTGGGCGAAACGCAGGGCCAGTTAGTGGGGGTGTACTTGAAAAGCGTCATTCCGGCAGTGCCGGAATTCGACGACAGTAAGAACCGGCTGCAGTGGAAGTTCCGGCCGTCGAGGGCGCAGGGGACGGTGGACGACGAGATTGCAGTGGCGTTTGGATAGGAAGGAAGAGGATAGTTCACCGCAGAGACGCGGAGGCGCAGAGAAAAAGGGGGCGCGTGGGGAAGCGTGTTGCGCTTCGCCGCGGGTTGGGGCGCAGAGGAAATTGCGCGTTTTCTCGATGTCTCCGTAGAGGCAAAGGGAAAGACAGGCTTCACATTCCGGTTGAGAGCGCAGAGAACACAAGGATGAGGCGATGACTTATGAA